CTAATGCTGAAGGCGACGAGTTTTATTGGTATTGGAACGCTCGAGTTATAGACAGTATGGAACGCATTTATGGCACTGGCTACGTTAGATATTAAGGAGGTATAGAATATGTTTACTACACCAGACAAAACGATATTAGGCAGCTATGGCACTGTGTTTATAAACGGTGAGGAATTTGCAAGCTTCAACCATATAGAAGCAACGGACAATTATAACTTGATATCATTTAATGCAGCAGGCAACCCAAGGACACAGCACAAAGCCGGCCCGGTTGAAGGTACCGGCACTATAAGCGGCTTTAAAATGACGAGCCGTATACTGCAAATGCCTAAAAATGCGAGATTTGAGATAATATCAAAGCTTGACGACCCGGAAGCATACGGCTATGAGCGTATTCGCTTTCGCAGCTGCAAATTTAGCCAAAAGCAGATAGCAAACTGGACCTCAGGCGAGCATGTTACCGAAGAGGTCCAATTTGTATACGATGAAGATTGGGATCTGCTAGATCCGATAGCGGAGGTGTAATGCATGGGATATGAGAACATGACTGACGAGCAGATACTGGAGAAACTGCTTAACGCCGAGGAAGCGCCTATACCTGAGAAAACAGTGTTTATCAAAAGACTCGGTATTCCGGTAATGCTGAAAGGCATTTCGGAAAAGCAAGTTGCGGCGTTGCGTAATAAATATACACGCACCGTACGCGGCAGCAGAGGAGCACCGGAGACGGAGAAGTTTGACAGCGAGAATTTCGTGCTTGGGCTAATTGCTACCTGCACTGTTAAGCCAAATTTTAAAGCTGAGGAACTGTTAAATAAGTACCAGGCAAGCGGGCCCGAGGAAGTGCTAAAACGGATATTCCTGCCTGGGGAGCTTGAGCAACTCTCTGATGTGGTGTACGAGTTATGCGGCTATGATACAGGAATAGACGAGATAGACGAACTAAAAAACTGATAAAAGAGCGCCCGAAGCTGGCACTTATTCATCATATATTCCTGCGCACGGGAGTAACACCGGATGAATTTTGGGCTAAGCCGGAGGGCGCTCGTAAGTTTATGTTGGCAAGCATGAAAGTGCAGCTTGAAGATGAAGCAAGAACGATGAAGGAGGCGGGCAAGAGTGGCGGATAATGAGTTGTATAGGCAAGAAATTGTCATAGAAGTTAACGATAACGATGCAACTGAAAGAGTAAACAAATTTGAGCAGAAGTTCAAGCAATCAGCGGATAGAACGCGCAAGATGGCACAAAGCCTTGGCCGGCAAAAGATAGAACCGATGATGCAGGTCCGTGATAAACTTACGTCCAGCGTGATGAAAGCCGATCGACTGGTAAAGAAGCTGGATGCCGCTCATGCTTCGCCTATCATTGCTGCTCAGGATAAGGCCAGTAGCGTTGTCACGCGCGTTAATGCGATGATAGACGCTATAAACCATAAAGATGCGAAGGTTGTAGCCGAGATGAAAGGCCCGCTTATGGATGAGCTTGTGCAAGCTAAAAGAGCGGTGGCTGACTTGGGCGATATTAAAACCGGTCCAGTCGCCGAATTGAAAGGCGAATTATTCAGCCAGTTATCCAGAGCGCAGGGCATGATGCGCAATGTTGACCGGATGGCGGCGAGGCCGCGCGTTAGCGTTCGCGATATGGCGTCCAGCGCTATAAGAGGAATAAACCGCGGCTTGCATTCATTAGCCGATAAGACATGGAGCATAGGAATACGCGTGGCCGGCGGAGCGCTGAATACCGTTAAGAGCCTTGTCGGCAGTGTAGGTAGGGCCATAACATCGCCTCTTGCTATGTTAGGCGTCGGCGTTGGCGCAGCCGGGGCTGTAACAGCAGGCATTGCTAAACCTCTTAGCCTGGCCGGAGATATGGAACAGTCCAAAATAGCATTTGAGACCATGTTGGGCAGCGCCGAAAAAGCCAATGCCTTCTTAAGAGCCATGCAGAAATTCGCAGCGACGACACCGTTCGAGTTTCCCGAATTGCAAGAGAACGCTAAACTAATGCTGGCTTTTGGCTTTAATACGCAAAAGGTAATGCCAATGCTAAAGACGATCGGCGATACTGCTGCAGGGCTTGGAGCGGGTAGCGAAGGCATAAATAGAATGGTGCGTGCTCTTGGGCAGATGCAGGCCAAAGGGCGCGCGCAAACTGAAGAGCTTATGCAATTGCAGGAACTTGGCGTACCTGTTAATGAGATATTGCAGCAAGAGCTTGGCATGACGGCGGAGCAGATAGCCAATATCGGCAAAGAAGGCGTTGCGTCCGGCAAGGTCATAGATGCGGTCTTGCGCGGTATGGATAAACGCTTTGGCGGCTTGATGGATAAGCAATCAAGGTCGCTAAAGGGCTTGTGGTCTACTATTAAGGATACATTCAACATGAACATACTGCTACGCTGGGGTGAAGGCATACGCAGGGCAGTTGAGCCGCGCTTGCAGAAGTTAGTAGACTGGTTTGGCAAAAACGAGAGCAAAATAGAAGATTGGGGCAATACCCTTGAGAAGGTGGCTGGTGAGGCGAGCGATTGGGTACTGCGGCATTTCGAGAGCGCTTTTAAGTGGCTTGATACTAATTTTTTCAGCAATGAAGAGTTTAAGCAGCTTGATTTCAAAGGCAAAATCTCATTCGCATGGGATAAAGTAAAAGATGAGTTTGACACATGGTATCAAGGTAGCGGTCAAAAACTTATAGCAAGCTGGGGCGAAAAGATAGGCGGCGGATTAGGCTCTGCTATAGGTGCTGGCTTAATGGCGCTTGTTGGTGCGAAAAAGATAGATCCCGATCAGATAATGCATACACCATTATCAAAGCCAGAAATAAATACTAATCCATTCGTTGAAGCGGGTACTAATGCTGCTGAATCGTTCTTGAAGGGATTTGCAGATAACTTTGACTTAGGTGCCATATTAAAAGGGTTAATGGACAAAAACTTAAATACTTTGAAAGAACCTTCATGGAGCAATATTTTTAGTACAGCTATAGTGGACTGGATTGTATTCGGTCCAATTATTAAAACCTTAGGTAAAATACTGGGCCCGTTTGTCAATGGCGGTAAATGGATATTCAGCAAGCTCGTGCCAAGCGGAGCGAAAACTGCCAGTGCCGGAGCGGCTGGCACTGGAGCCGGAACAGCTAGCAGCATGGCTCAAGGCGCAAGTGCGGCAGCAGGCGGGAGCGCTGCCGCAACTGTTTCCGCAGGCACGGGATTGGGAACGTTGGCAACTGCGGGGCTGTTTGCAGTACCGGCCGGAATTTTAACCGAGCAGATAATATTGACGGAAAGGACAAATAGAGAAGAAGCCGCAAAAGAATATCGACGCAAGATGGCCGAACAAGAAGGGATAAATCTTTCGGAGCTTAATCCTGATAGATGGGTAAGAGAATTAAGCAATAAAGAAGCTGTTGCCAAGGCTAAAACAGCTGGAGATTATAGCTTTTGGGACAGAATAATAGGAGTTAAGCCACAATACAAATACGAAGTTTATGATTGGAATGAGCAGATCCGCAAGGCACAGCAAGCGTCTCAAGAGCACGCTTATACTATTCAGGCAGCTCCTGCAAAAAAATGGTGGGATGTTTTCGGTTTATTCGATGGCAAAAAGTCTGCTGAAGCAATCGGAGAAACGTCCGAAAAAGTTAAAGACTTTTCGACTAAAACAAAGGTAGCCCAGGCAGATACTGACCGCATGAATAATCAGCTGAATAAATTATACGGCGGATATGGTAAAGTCGGTGAATCGGCCACCATATCTTCTGATCTGGCTCAAAACGGTATGAACAGCATGGCCAATGCAGTCGATATGACAATGAACGGTGTAGTCAATAAAGCAGCGGCTACAGCCCAGCAGCTAAGCGACCCATCGTTTGCAGCAGGATATAACTTAGGCAACGGCGTAACAAGCGGTGTTTATGCCGCATACAGCAATGCACCACCGATAGTACGTTGGATGCTTAATACACTTTCAGGAGGCAAAAGCCTGGCAGCCAGGGTAACCGCGAGTGTGGCGGATACCAACAGAATGAACATTCAAGAGAAAAGGTTATATGGCATACCCGGGCATGCTAAAGGTATAATAGCTGGTGGTCCGCATCTGGCGATGGTAGCCGAAGAAGGACCGGAAGCTGTTATTCCATTATCCAGGGCGCGTAGAAGCAGAGCTTTAAAATTATGGCAGCAAACAGGCCAATACTTGGGTGTGGATGGTTATGCCGAAGGTGGCTATACGGCTCCTGTAGCGTATAGCAAAAACAATTCCGGCACAGTAATTAACCTTTATATGGACGGCTTAATTGGGACCGTGCAGGTAAACAGCAATAGCGACATAGAAGAAGTGGCAAATATAGCCGCAAATACAGTGGTTAGGGAACTCAAAGAAATTATCGGCAACAAAGCATCATAAACATTTTATTTCTTTTCTCCGAAAGAGTATAATATAAGCAAATAAAGTAGGGGAGGAGAATGGTATGTTTACAATTTATTTTGGGTTGCCGGCGTGGATATATATAGCAATGACAGTAGTGTTAATTGGAGTATCGACGAGTTATTACAGCTATGTGCTGAAGAATGGGTTTAATGATAAAAAAGTAATTTCAGCGATGCTTTTGCTGATATCGTCATTCTTGCTTGGCAAACTGATTGCCGACTGGGTGCATTGGTTTATTAATATGGATACATGGTTAATAGTAGTTTTATATGTTATAAATACATTGACAGTGCTTTATAACATTGTAGAGGAAGCCGAAAAAGATATTATTAAAGAAGCACAATTGCAAGATGCCATAAACAAAGAAGCTGGTAACGGCGATAAATAAAAACTAGTAGTAAGGAAGGAAACATAATGGAAGAAATGCAACAAGATAATGAAACTGCAAAACAGCCAAAAGATTATGCTATAATATCGCTCGTGCTTGGCATTATAGGAGCCGTAGCGTGGTTATTGCCCATTATAGGCTTTCCCGTTACTATTATTGGCCTTGTATTGGGTATAAAAAGCTTAAAAGGCTCAAAACGAGGAATGGCTATTGTGGGTATTGTGTTATGTGCCATATTTCTTGCAGTTACTGCTATTAACTCCATTATCGGGGCATACGAAGGCGCTACAGGTCAATTAGGCGAACCAACGGCAATTATGACTGAGCGATGGAATACAAGCGATGTAAACATCGAAACAAACGGCAATATAGCGGTAGCGGCTCAGTTGCTTGCTAATACACAGCCAGATGAATTAAAGCAGAATATTGCAGAACCTGATCCGGCCCTGGTAATGAAAGCCCCGTGGGAATATTACGGTAAACCAATAAAAGTTACCGGCTATGTATCGATTGTGCAAGATTACCCACCGAGTAGCGATATCGCAAATGCGATTAACAACGGTAATACCGTTGGAGAAATAGTATTTATACCGGATAATGCTGCAAACTCAATCACAATCTTGGATTATTTACATCTTGGCAGCACTGGCGATATAAAGGTAGGCGATCATGTAGCGGTTTATGGTTATGCGGTAGGCTTAGCCGATGTGGAAAATAAACTGGGGGGCACTACTACGCAGTTGGTTGTTATAGGAAACGCAATAGACAAGTTACAAGAGTGAGGTGGCTAAATGGACTTTTACCTGACGAATACGACTAAAAATGAAGTATTCCGTTTTCCTGTTAACCCTGAGGAGTTGCAGGTACAAACTGAAAAAGAAATAGAAACTATTGATATATACCGAATAGGCGAAGTTGACTTCCCGCAAGGCGAAAAGAGAGCGAACATATCGTTCTCTTCTTTTTTGCCCGCTAAATATGATACATTTTGCCAATATACAAACATACCGAAGCCTAATGATGCCATAAAAAAGCTTGATAGCTGGCGTAAAGCCGGCAAGCCATTACGGCTGATGATAACTGAAACATCTTTTAACAGACTTGTTATCATATCAACGCTAAGCTGGACTGTTAAAGGTGGAGAAGTAGGCGATGTATATTACGATATAGCGTTCAGGGACTGGTATGAAATTAAGGTGTATACTTCAAAAACACCAGCGGCATCAGCAAAAAGGTCTGATACAAAAGCTGCGCCTAAAACATATGTTGTCAAGAAAGGCGATAGCTTGTGGAAAATAGCTAAAACATTTTTAGGCAATGGCGCTAAATGGCCGACCATTTATAACATACCGGAAAACAAAAAAGTTATAGGTTCTAACCCTAATTTGATACGTCCAGGACAGAAGCTGGTGATACCGTCATGAGCTATAGAGTGTGGGTTAACGGCAAAACTAATATAACGGAAGCCGTTCAAGTGGGTAGCATGAGCCTATCTGATGCCTTGGACGAGATAGCCATGCGCTTTAAGTTTACGGCCAGCATCATACCCGGCTTGCCTAATTTAATGCCGCCCACTCCTATATCGCTTACGGAAACGCAAGCTAATGGAACGGCTAAGGTAATATTCGATGGAGTAACATGGGATGTTACCGATAGCAGAAAGGGCAGCCATTCCGTCAGCGTAACGGCTTACGAGCGCATAAAGTATATGGCCGAGAGTGAAGACGAATATCTCTTTAACGCCGGTATGACTGCGAGCAGTGTTATAAAAAAGATAGCATCTGATTGGGGCATATCAATAGGCAGCATAGCCAATACAAAGGTTGCATTAGCTAAGCAGCGTTATTCAGGTGGCAAGAATTTGTATAGTATTATGCGCGATGCCTTGGTTGAGACGGTGGATAAAGGTGGCGGAATGTTTGTTCTGAGAATGGCGCAGGGCAAATTAGACCTAATACCGCTAGGTTCAAGCAATTATACGCTATCATTAGATGCTATGGAAAGCGCAAGCCATAATCTGACGCTCGACGGCATGGTAACAAAGGTAAAGGTGCTTGGAAATGATGAAAGCGAAACAAAGCTGGCTCCAGTGCTGGCTATTGTTACAGGGAATACGTCTAAGTATGGCACTATACAAAAGATATACAGCGACAGTCAAGTAAAGACCGCAAGTCAAGCTAAAACAGCGGGACAAAAGCAATTATCCGGCCCTATTGACACATATACTTATGACGGCATTGATATCAATACCATACGCGCTGGCGATAAAGTTAAGTTTGACGGAAAAGACTTAATAGTCACGTCGGTAGAACACGAAATAGGCGATCCGGGTCACATGACTATGGACATGTCGCCTGCTGAGATTGTGAAGGTGAAGTATTATGGCGAGTAATCCATATAAAGAATTGGCAAGCATATTAGAGAGCAAAATGAACAGTAAGTTAAAAACTACTGCTGCTGCAATCTCGGCCGAAACTGGTACAATAACACCGACCGGGCTTAAACTGGATAGGTTCAAATACGAGATACAAGACTATTTAGTAGCTGAGTATTTAACAGTACCGGCTGATTACATGGCGCAGACGGATGTAGCGGACCTGCACAACCATAAAGTTATAACACCTAAAGAGCTTTTGCCTCTTAGCCCGGGCGATAGGGTGTTAGCTATACAGGTCAACGGCGGTAAAGACTTTATAGTAGTAGCGAGGGTGATACCACATGCCTAATTTATTTCCTGAAGACGGTTTTACAATCGATAATGTATCTAGCGATGAACAAGCGGCGCATGGAGGTTCATGGATGTTTGACTTTGAAAAAGGCGATTTTGTGCGTGAGCCAACAAATAGAGTAGCAGAGACAGATGCATTTACAGCATGGGTGCAGTGGTGCCAAAAAGTGCTTATGACACAACGATACAGACATTTAGCCTATAGCTCGGATTATGGCAGCGAATTTGAGGATCTCATAGGTATGCCGTATACGAAGGCGGCGATTGAAAGCGAGATACAACGTATGGCAACCGAGGCCCTGATGGTGCATTCTTATACACAGGCTGTTGATAACTTTACATTTGAGTGGACGGCCGACTATGTGAATTTTACATTTCAACTTACATCTATAATGGGTGAAAATGCCCATTTAACTTACAGCCTTGAGGGAGTGATATAAATGCCTGATTTTATACCGCCCGATTTTTTGCAAAACCAAGACGAAGATACAATATACCAACGTATGGAAGCGAGAGCTCCTGCCGACATTGACACATCGGAGGGCTCTTTTTTTTGGGACGTAGTCAGGCCAGTTGCCGGAGAAAAAGCTGAAATGATGGGTTTCGTATTAACTGAGGCAATAAAGCTCATATACCCACAATATGCTTATGGGGCATGGCTTGACTTACATGCCGAAATTAGGGGCTTAACCAGGCGAGCAGCCACTAAGGCTAACGGATATGTCCATGTGACCGGTACATCTGGCACCATCATACCGGCAGGCTTTATATTTGCTACTCCGGCATCGGACTATGCTAGCTCAATTGAGTTTGCTACAAAAGCCGAAGCTGTATTAAACGAAAACGGAGAAGCGGATATAGAGGTTGAAGCTGTAGAAGCAGGTCCTAATAGCAACGCGACAGCCAGCAGCGTAACTGTGATATTTCAGCCCTTGCAAGGCGTGTCATCGGTTAATAACCCAGAGCCTATAATAGGTGGCACAAGCGAGGAAAGCGACGACAACTTACGCAGCAGAATATTAGAGTATGACAGAACACAAGGCGCTTCGTTTATTGGTAATTTAGCCGATTATATGCGATGGGCTAAAGAAGTTGACGGTGTTGGCTCGGTCATAGCTATAGAACCTATTACAGACGATGGCGTTGTGCAGCTTGTTATAAGCGATACGGAAGGCAATCCAGCGACAAATGAACTGTGCATAAATGTGTATAACCATATAATGCGCCCGGATAGCCCGGAGAATAGATTGGCTCCCGTGAATGCACTGTTAAGCGTAACACCGCCGGAACCTGTTAACATTAATATAACAGCCAATATTACCGCTATCAGCGATATCAATACTATTACTGATAGCTATAAACAACTCCTGCATGAGTATTATCAAACTGCTATTATGGATGGCGAAGTGAGATATACTCAAGTAGGCGCACTCCTTTTAGAAGTCAATGGCGTGACGGATTATAGCAACCTGTTGCTTAACGGTGGAACAGCAAATATACCGATAGCTAAAACACAAAGCCCGGTTACAGAAAGCGTGGTGTTGACGGCAATATGAACACGGAGCTGATGGATGAAATACTTCAAAGCGAAACAGCACAGAGAACTATCACCTACGTATCGCCTATATATGGCAGCTCATACGTGATGCTCTGGATATTCGAGGTTATCGGTGAGGAATTAGATGACATAAATACAAGAAGCGGAGAGATAGCAGATCAGGCCTTTCCGCAGCTGGCAACATGGGGTATAAACTATCTTGAAGACCAATATGGCATAATACCGCCTGCTGGAGCAACGCTTGACGATAGGCGCAGAGCATTACTATCATTTATTCACTCACGCAGACCTATGAATCCAGTTAAAATTGAGCAAATGGTAACCGCAGCAACGGGCAGGCCTATAAAAGTCAACGAGCGAGTAGCAAAGCGGACATTCGAGATAGTAATAGACATAAGCAGTGATGCGCCGCCACTTGATATTGGTAAAATAATAAATCTCATAGATAGAGTTAAGCCGGCACATTTGTTATACCGACTCATGATGGCCATATACGGCGAAATAAAAATAAGTCTTATATGGGATAAACATATATTCCAGCCGCCGCTGTGCGGTACGTTTAAGAGCTATAATGTTCCATACAAGTCCACATTAGGAGAGATAATAAGCGGCATTATTAATATCGCTGCGCAATCAGCAGCGGCAGCGTTTGAGCCGCCATTATGTAATGATATCGTATGCGGAGTTTATCCAAGCACAAGTACTGTAAGCTATATAGTGAGCGGAGGCATAACTGGCTCAACGGCATATGCTCGGGCGAACTCGAATCCGCCACTGTGCAATACTATTGTATGCGGAGAAGTGGCATAAGGAGGTGAAAGAACGTGGCATTTTGGACGGATAACTTTCTGAACAAGCGCAGAAATGACTGGATCAGAAGCATAGCGAAAGTGCAGTATCGGATAGGCGGCACATGGTACGACGGCGTGATAAACAGCAAAACGATCAGCGGCAATGCTATAACGGTCATAGCAGATATGGCAGGTGTCCCGGCCGGCAGCCAGACCATATCAGAGATACGCCTCATCGATGAAGGCGGACAGGTGGCCGGAAGTAAACTAGACTCGATAACAAAAGCAGGCTCTCAGGGAGTGCTTGTTAAATTTGAATTTCCATTAACGGAGGTGTAACAGATGGCAAATGAAGTAGGATATGTACCGCTTAAATGGCTTGATGATGTACCGGGCATACAAGACGGCACGCCGATTAACGCCAACAACCTGAATCGAGTAGAAAATGGGGTGTTGGCCAATGACGCTTTAGCTGCTGCACTGGCTCAAGAAGTAATGCAGCACAGGAGGGCGTTGGCCGACCAGGAAGGCGAAATAAAAACGATAAGCCTGACCAATACACAGGCTTACCCATTCAACAATTCGCTCACTACGGTTAGCCTAACGAAAAGCCGCGATACGCTGAATTATCGCATATTCGTAGAGCCGCAGAGCATTACAGGCGGATTTCTCGGCAGCGTGGTAATCAAAGATAAGGCATTAAACGGCTTCAAGATAAGCTATGACGGCAGCGCAACAGCGGCCACGCTAAAAGTATGGATAATAGGAGGCATGTATCAATGAATATCATAATAAAGACGGATGAACAGCGAAAGCGGGAGAACCGCATACTCCATGACTTTGGATATGACCATAGAACGGCCAATAAAGAAGCAAGGGAGTATGCCGAGGCTACCGCGAGGATAACAACGGAATTTATGAAACGAATGGAGTGTGAGCAGAAGTGATAATTGTAGAGAAAAACGAAGGCCCGAAAATAGAATATACCATAAATGGTACACGAATTAATTTCAGAGATGAGTTGGCTTTGGACTTGAGCAAATACGAGAGAGATTATAACGTGCACCTTGACATATGCGAAAACCGGGACGGCATATTGGTTATGGGCATATCGGACTATTATGTTGTGCAGATAGATGTGCCGGAGCGGCAATATGATGAGCAGGTAATAGACGGAGAAACGGTAAGAACGCCGGTACCATTCAGTATGGATAGAGTAACACTTACATTATGGGCAATTGATGGAGGTAATGCATAATGGCGAATTACGACGACTTAAAACTGGCAGTACAGGCATTGAGCGGCGGGAAGAATGACGTGCTATTCGATGACCTGGGCTATCCCAGCATTATGGTGATTATCCCAAAGGGCAAGATAAGCGATGTAATAGATGGCGCTCCGCAGGATACGCATCCGGCATTCATCGTTAATGCAGTGGAGAAACAGCAAATTTATATATCGAAATATCAAAACATAATAATGGGCGGCAGGGCATACAGTTTGCCGTTCAAGGACCCGACCAATACGATTAACTTTGATACGGCAAAGCAAAACTGCGAGGCCAAAGGTGCCGGCTGGCATCTCATGACAAATGCAGAGTGGGCATATATAGCACTGTGGTGTAAAAAGAACGGATTCATGCCAAGAGGCAATAACAACTTTGGATCGGATGTTTCAGCTGCATGGGAGAAGGGCGTACAAACGTACTTTGACTCCGCAGCAGGCAAAACCGGCAGAGTAGCCACAGGTTCGGGACCCGCTTCGTGGGCGCATGATAATACCAATACCGGGATATTCGACTTGAACGGCAATGTATGGGAATGGAACGGCGGTATGCGGCTCAAAAACGGGGAGATACAGATAATACCGAATAACAACGCTGCTGCCGGCGTGGACATGAGCGATACCAGCACGCTGTGGAAAGCAATACTACCAGACGGCAGTCTCGTAGATCCGGGGACGGCAGGAACTCTTAAGTTCGACAACACAGTGGCCGGAGACGCCACGCAAACAGACCACCAAGTAGGAGGCAGCCTTCAGCTCGATGATGTCGTCGATAACCCGATGTACACGACAGACCCAACTAGCAATAGTCTTTATGGACAAAAATCGCAGACGTTTGAATCGCTGACTGCCGATACAGGCATAACGGTTCCGACTATACTCAAAGCCTTGGCGCTTTTCCCGGTGGATACGCAGCATGGTGGCGATTATATATATATAAGGAACTATGGAGAACGTCTCCCGTATCGTGGCGGCAGCTGGAACTACGGTGGCAGCGCGGGCGTGTTCGCCCTGAGCTTGAACAATCCCCGCTCGAACGCCAACTACTACATCGGTTTTCGCTCCGCTTTCGTTGCGTAATCCGGAATCTGCATCCTGTATTCTGCAGGCCGAGCGATAGCGAGGCCACAAGGAGGATATATGCCAAACGAACAATACGAACCGATGGCTATCATACAAAAGACATACGACATGATCCAATATGCCTATGTTTGCATGCGGCAGTTTCCGAAAAGCGAGAAACACACAATGGCAGCTGATATAAAGAACAGCATGTATGCTCTTCTAAAACTTCTCATAGCGGCGAGTAAGAAGTACTATAAAAAGAATACTTTGCAGGATATTGACATTGAGCTGCAATATCTCAAAACGATGGTACGGCTGGCAAGCGAACTGCGCAATTCGCCTACAGAGCCGCCGTTCCTGCCACTCAGCAAGTATGAGAACTGGGCAAAGATGCTGGACGAGATAGGCCGGATGCTCGGCAAATGGATAAAGAACAATAAGCAATAATTTCATGGGTAATGGGCCATTACCGTATCGTGGCGGCAACTGGAACAACGGTGGCAACGCGGGCGTGTTCGCCCTGAACTTGAACAATCACCGCTCGAACGCCAACAACAACATCGGTTTTCGCTCCGCTCTACCCTACAGCCAGAAGGCGAACACCTTACGGGGTGGCGCACAGAGCATAGGGATAAAGGGGCCCATTACCCTCCCTAAACGGGTAAATATTTGAACTCGAAAGGGCGTTTGGTAGGCAGTTGCTCGAAGAACGTCCTTTCTGTATTTGAGGCGATAATTTGAAGAGATATGGATATCTATATGATAAGATTTACGACTTTAATAATTTATACGATGCGTATCTCAAGGCAAGAAAGAATAAAAGGTACAGAGCTGAAACGTTAAAGTTTACGATGGATTTAGAAGAAAACTTGATAAACATTCAGAATGAGCTCATATGGAAGACATATACACCGCTACCGGTACGCCAGTTTTACGTCAGTGAACCCAAAAGACGGCTGATAAGCGCACCGGCGTTTTACGACAGGGTTGTCCATCATGCGCTGTGCAATATCATAGAGCCTATATTCGACAGGACGTTCATATATCATAGCTTTGCATGCCGGAACGGTAAAGGTACACATGCAGCTGTCGATATGCTGATAAAGTTTCTCAGACAGGCAATAGCAGAACATGGCAGAGTATATTGCCTAAAGGGCGATATAAGCCATTTCTTTCCGTCCATAGACCATGACGTCTTATATGGCATTATAGAACGGAAGATAAAGGATCCGGACGTGTTATGGCTCATAAAAGGCATCATCGACAGCAACGATGGCAACGTGGGCATAGGCATCGGCGCGCTAACATCACAGTTATTTGCGAATATCTATTTGAATGAACTGGATCACTTCATAAAAGAGCGGCTGCGGGTGCATTGGTATGTCAGATATATGGACGATTTCTTATTGCTCGGCCCGGATAAGAAAGAGATGCACAGGCTGCGGCAGGAAATAGAGCAGTTTCTATGGGATAAGTTGCGGCTACGAACTAACGGTAAGACGCAAGTATTTCCGGTCAATCGCGGCATAACGTTCCTGGGCTACCGGATATGGCCGACACATACGCTGCTCAAGTCAGCGGCAAAAAAGCGAATGAAAAAGAAACTGCGGCAGTTGATGAAGTTATACGGCGACGGGAAGATAACGTTTAGCAAAGTAAATGCATCAGTGCAGAGCTATATAGGGCATATGAACCACGCGTGTACATATGAGTTCAGGAAGAACTTATTCAAACATTTTACATTAAAAAGGAGAGGCTGCTAATGGACGATGTATCCAGAATATTGGACGACCATGAAGACCGCATACGAAAGCTGGAAGAGCAGAGTACCACCATGATGATACGCCTTGCTAACATTGAGAAAGGCCAGGCGGAGCTCAAGAGCACGATATACGAAACATCGAAGGAAAGCCAGGCACTAACAAAGCAGATGCTGGACCAGCTCGGCTCAATAACTGACAGGCTTCTGTGCGGGCAAGACACTAACAGAAAAAACACATGGGACTTCGTGTTTAAGCTGTGGGCTGTGCTAGGCCCGGTGATAGGCGCTTTCTTTGGACATTTTGTAAAGTGATAAAAGAAGGTGATTGAAAAGTGAATATAATTCAAAAATCAAGCCCTAATAAAATGAGCCGCAACGGATGGAAACCGGATATTATAGTATGCCATATAACCGAAGGAAGTTATGCTGGAGCTGTAAGCTGGTTGTGCAATACTGCTTCAAAAGCCTCGGCGCACTTTGTTGTATCTAAAAATGGCGAAGTTACACAGTTAGTGCCGCTTAACATGGCAGCATGGGCCAACGGGACCAGTACCGATGCAAGCAGCTCGGTATATTATGGCAAAGCAAAGTCGTCTATAGTGCGCAGTCGTAAGACGAATGCTAATTATTATACAGTAAGTATCGAACACGAAGGCGTATATAGTCAGACCCATGGAGCTTTAACTGATAAGCAGTTGTCGGCCACTATAGAACTTATAAAATATATACGCAGCGAAGTAAAACGCATATATGGGATAGATATACCTATCGATAGACAACACATCATAGGCCATTACGAAATAGCGCCTGTAACAAAACCACATTGCCCGGGAGAGAAATTCCCTTTTAATGAAATTATCCAAGCATTAACCGAAAAACAAAAAGAAACGGAGGTAATAGACATGGACACAATAGTAACTTATTATGGAGACGCAGACGCATTTGCTGCGATAGTGGTAGCTCAAAAACTGAAAGCTCCGCTAATGAAGAAAGCCGACTATGAAGCCAGCGGCCTAAAAGCTAAAAAAGTAGTACAGATAGGCGGCGGAGCTGGCGATAGGTTCGACACGTTCAAAAAAGCAGCAGAGATGCTATAAGGAGGTGTGAGCATGGATTTTCAAGCATATGATATAGCATTATTGCCCGTCATAATCGGGCTAGTAGAATTGCTAAAAAAGCTAGGTCTGCCCGAGAAATTGGCCGCGATAGCATCGCTTATACTTGGCGTTGCATGCGGCTTTATTTATATTGCGCCAGGCGATCCGGCACAAGCCGTGTTAACCGGAGTAGTACTTGGGCTCTCGGCATGCGGTCTCTATAGTGGAACTAAAAACACTATAGAGGGCGTGAAGAAGAATGGATGAAGAATTAGCTAACGAGGCAATTCAGGAGTTATCGGATGTGTGGTATAAATATTCCGATGCATTTGAAAATCCTGTATATGCCTCATATGTATTATGGCATCTCAACAAAGCACAAAAATTAATCTGGGATGAAATTACTGAACAAAAAACTAAAGAACGTGATATAATATAGATACGCATTTTACTTATTTCATAGAAATGGCCTCTGCTACGGCAACAAATATCATAGCAGAGGCTTATTTTTATGCCCAAAAATATATATGCTCCTAATTCGCTCATATTTGACCTGTATTCAATTTATCCATGCCGGTAATATGAATTACTGTATGCACATAACAAAACTCGATATAGGCAAATGTCGTAAGCAGGATAAGGCTGATAAATTGACATAAAAAAAGAGAGGTGTTATACCTCTCATATGTCCAGCCGCTTCACTAGGTTTTGCCCTAGCGCTTTTGCAGCATCTTCAACGATGCTGGCTGGAATGTTACCGCTGCTTTCTGTATATAGGCCGCTATCGCCTATAAACGTTGTGTCAGGCTCCGGCAGTTCATCGA